TCTAATTTCTTTTAATACGGCTTCTGCAAATTCAAGCATGGTTTAATATTCCATGGAGTAGCAGACGGTTTTGGCCACCGTCTGAAAGGCACTAAATTCTTAACAAATTCTGGTTTTCTTGGAACGGATTACTTTGCCCTGCCCTTTAGAAGTCACTAGACCGCCCTTGGCGTACGTTCCAACGCCTGGGTTACCCTCTTCAGCCTCGTAAGCACGAGCCTCTGCAGGGACCGATTCCATCATCTTACGGCCCTCTTTGGTAGTGTCACGAGCGGCCTTGGCAGAGGTTGTCGAAAGCTTTGACAAGAAGTCCTTCTCACCTTCCATGCCTTGGACGGTCTTCTCGCGCGCCTTTTGAATGGTCGCACGCTCTTTTGCTGTTGGCTTACGGTACATGGGCATGTCTAACTCCTAGTAAATTTTAGTTTTCTTCTTGGCGTCCTTACGCAGGACCTCCATGAACGGACCTTGAACACTGCCCCCTGACTTCATCTTGCGACTTTTACCGGCCGTTGAGTAGGCAATCGCTGCCGCTTGCTTTACAGCGGCTTCCTTGCTCTTAGGCTTGCTGGTGCCGATCTTACCGGATTTTTTGAAAGTGCGTACTAGCTCTCCAATGTTACCCGAGATTGTTTTTTGGCTGGAACCTTTCTTAAGCGGCATTTGGTTTCCTTTCGTTGGTCCGGCGAGCAGCCTGTTGGCTCATCTGTGCAACCCGCTCACGCGCGATGTTGGCGCGAAGCTGGGCAATGTTTTCCTGCGAGTTTACCCTAGCCTGGTTGGCTTGTGCAGTCTGTGCGGCCTTCATCGAATCAAGTCGCAGACGCTCCTGGGCAATCATGTTGTCGCGCTTATTGTCCTCGTCGCGTATCTTTAGTTCCTCCGCCTTGAGCGCTACCACCGGATCAGGGCCCTCGCCCCCACCTAATTGGGTCTGAAGCGCGCGAACCTCTTGCATGTACTGCGCTACCTTGATTGCGACCATGCCTTCCTTCTGAATGGCCGAGACCATGCGGTCAGGATCCTTGCCGTACTGCATAAAGAGCTCCGCCTCGACGTCCTCTTCGGCCTTGATCCGTACGTGCTGCAAGACATGCTTCTGTAGCTCCATCGCGGCCATTGGCTGGGCCTGCACCATTGGGGATAGCCCCATCATCAGGTGGCTTGCAATGTGCGCGTCGTGCTGCTGGCCAGCAAACGCCTTCAAAGTCATCCCGTCCAGAATGTCGGCGTTCTCAGTTGCCGGGTCCTTAGGCATCTGGGTGTTCTGCGGACGCAGGATCCCGTCAATGTCACGCACGTTCAAGGCGGCATACACGCGGTAGTACGCCTCGTACATGTTGTGCATCTGCGGAGCAGTCTGGGCTAACTGGAGTTGCGTCTGAGCCAACGTAATACGCTGCGCAGTCGAGAAAATATTGGGGTCGGCGACCGGTAGTACCGCAACCAGCTCATTGAAATCCTTTTTCTTGATCGTACGCTTGGCCCCTGGCACGTCGTACGGGTACTCGTCCGGCAAATAGTCTGCAAAGCCCTTGGCGAGTAACTCAAACTCCATCTTCTGCGCATAGTGCATGCGCTTGTGGATGGCCGACATGACATTGGAGCCCTTTTCCAAGAGCGCAATGGTCGTTCCGACGGCTGCCTGCTGGTTACCATCACCAACCTGCATGTCCGCGATGCTTGCCAGGCGTTTTCCTGCCTCGACAGTGAACCCTAAAAGCTGAAACAGCGTCTGCGATGGCTCTTTGTACGGCAGTGGCATGAGAGACGACTGAAGTTCCGCGCCTCCCGCGTCAATATCGCGCCATTCGCCAGGCTGGATTGGATTATCGTCGTCCGAGATCCGTGCGCCTTTGGCCTTGAAGCCTGCTGGCAGGTTAGCGAGCGTTCCTGCGTCCAAAAGTTGACGCAATGCAGACGTTGCGGTCTTCGATAGGCCACCAATCAAGTGTACAAAGCCCAAACCGTAGGCGCCTAAGCCCTCTACAAGCACATAATGCACAAAATAATTACGCCGGCAGCACTTTTCGTCGCCCTCGACCCAGTTTCTGCGGATTGCCAGCACCTTGCCGCTGGCCTCGTCCACCGTTACCACGTACGGAAGCTTGATTCCTGTGGGTTCTCCGTCCTCGCCCATGTCCTCAAAGCCTGGAATATCCAAATTGACGTGATATTCAAGCAAAAAGATCTCAGACGGGGCTCCGGTCTCCACCACACCGGTCTGTTTGTCAATGGAATACGTGATTTGGCTTGCGTCGGCAGGAGTTTCCTGCGGATTTACGTCCAAGTCCAAGTACTCTCCGGCTACAACACGCTTCCTAAAGTCGTTTTCGTCCATCGCAATACGGTGAGTAATGCGCGGACACTCGCTCATGACGCTTGAGCCGTAGTACGGGATGAATAAATCGTCAGGCAAGACCAGCTTTGACACCATCCGGCCAATCTGATCGTCAAAATAAACCTTCTTAAACGTCGAGCCACCGTATCCGGTGTAGAAAAGCAACTGGTCAAACTCCGGTGTGTACTCCTTCATCACCGTAGTTATCTGGTAGTTCATGAAATCTTGTACGCGGGAAGCCTGTTGGGCCTTGTCCAACGTCTCTTTGCCCAGGATCTGCGTACGTACAGGGCCTCCTGGTGGCATTAGTTCCTTAAATGCCTGGGCCTGGAACTGCACAATGGCCTCGGTCAGCATTGGATGCACCGCACCAGCTGCGCCACGGAAGGGTTTGGTACGCTCCTCGATCCGTAGACCAAGCAACTCTAAGCCCTTGGAGTACATCATCTCCCAGTCTTGGCGACTGGACTTGTCCGCCTCGAATAAAGCAGCAAGGTCCAAGGCAATCCGTTGCCGGTCGTCCTGGTCCACGACCTCGGCCATGTTGGCATAGAAGTCCACGTCCTCGACTTCATCTTCACCGATCTCGACCACGGCGCTGCCGTCTTCTTCCAAGACGACTTCGATGTCCGGCATGTCCTCTTGCTCAATCTCGATCTTGAGCTCGGACTCCGACGGGGCTTCGTTAATTATTTTGTCAATGGGCATAGTCTTTGCCTTTTACTGGATTTATGCTGTTTGGTCAAGTCAGTCCGGATATTTGGTCATGCCGCCGAATAAATCTGCCAAGCGGTTGAACTCAGTCTTGGTGATGTAGGGGTGGCCCCCCTGTTCTGTAACCACATCTACCGCAAAGCCCCGATCCTGAGCATTCTTTAAAAAACCGGGTTTCAGGGCAACTAGGTCCGTATTATTAAGATCCCCAATTCCGGACCACTGCTGTGATTTGATGAAGTCCTGAACAAACGGGATGTATTCTTCATTGGGTTTGGCGTTGCCTTTACCTTTGATTTGAAGAATTCGCGGTGGATTTGGTGGAACCCCAGCTTCAGCAAGAGCCTCCACTATATTCTCTTCCGTTAGTTCATCTATGTCGGGATTTTCTTTGCGCCACTTTCGAATATGCTCACGGTATTGAGCTTTTGTTTGTGCATCAAGCGAAGCAAATTCTTCTCCGCTAATTGGGTAGAGCTGCTCAGGAGGCGCAGTTTCAATCGTCACATGCGGCTCACCCTTCTTGTCACGCAACGAGAAGATGTTCGTCTCGCCCGACCACACGTCATCACAATACCCGCCCACGCAATGGCGCATGGTTGAGCCTTCGTATTTCAAGGCTTTCTCGAGGTCGTTCTTTGCAAGAAAGTCTAAAGCCTGTTGCTGTACAGAAATGTCTCCGTAAGGGCTGAACGTAGTCAGCTTCTTGCCATCAGGTCCGAACAATGCCGGACCTTCGTATGATGACGTCACAGAATATCCAGGAGGCAGCTCCGTGTACTCCGCCGGCTTTAGCTGCTGCCACTTGAGCCTCTTAGGCGTGTCTGGATATTCCTTGATCGTGGTCGCTGAACGCTCTGCATCGGCAAGGCTAGCCGCAACACGTTGTTGCGCACGCCAGTCGTTGATGTTGTTAACGTGTCGAAAAGCCTTCTCAATACCCAGTCCCTGCATGTCCTCGGGCTTAAGCAAGAGATTTGGTGGCAGACCAGAGTTAGGATTTAAGGCGTTGCGTAGCTCGTCAATGGTGTGCGTAAAGATTTCTTTTTCGTTGATCTCAAGAGGGCGAATGCGATAGACAAGATCCTCTTCGCCAAGTTTGGCCAACCACGGGTTATCAGAGAACTTAGACCCCTCCGGGGCCCAAACGTTGCCCGAAGCTTCTCCTTCCTTGACACGCGCATCTATTTCTTTTTTCGTCGTTGGTGCAAAAGGTGCATCGGCTAATTCTTCATAGGACTTGCCAAGGTTGCTCTTGGCTGTTTCAAAAGGAGACATGCCTGCTTTTTCGCGAGCTCTTCCAATGCTTGCATTCACGTGTGTATACGGGCCTAGTTGAATCGGCAGTATGCTCGTGCTTTGAAATGCCTCGTCCACTTTCTCTATCTCGTCGGCCAACGCAGCTTCAGACGCTTCCGTGTTCTTGCCCCTGGCCTTTGCCGTAGCAATGTCATCTTTCATTTTGGCAATGCGCTTTAGCCCTGCCTGGTAGTTTGCCTGGACCTTTTCACTCATTTCGTCGGCAAGCTTACGGATAGGATCGTCCTCTGTTCCCATCTGCTTTTTGACGTAGTTGCCAAACTTGTTCTTGATCCAGTCGTCAAGAGCCGCTTCTTGACCAAGGGTTTTTGCATATGCTGTTTTAAGCTCTGGAAGAGTGCCATACTGCTTTTTTAATTCATTTAAATAATCAGAGGCATACTTATCCCCCTGATACTGCGCTGTTATACGCAAGGGTTTAATCGCCTTCTCCACGTCGCCAGCCAAAAGGTTGCCACCGCCTTTGGGGCGGATGATTCCTCCAAGCCCACCACCGGTCCAGTTCATGATGAACTCCTGCGGGTCACTTTGGAGTTGCTGCGCTACATTGCCAAGCGCACGTTTGTTAAATGCAACAGGGTCGGTTACCGCCTCACGCAAGTTACCGTACACAGTCTTACCCGCCTGCTTTAACAAATCCAATCCCTGGCTCGTGAGACTTGGCCCTTGGTCCGTGGGCAGTGGTGTGCCGACAGTCATCTGCTCTGCAATCTCACCGTACTCAGGACTACCCTCAGCACGTTTGATAGGTCCAGCCTGGCCAAGCTTGCCCGTCATATCCAAAGGATACGGCGGCAAAGCGTAGAGCTGTTGCCTTGCAAGACTTGACTTCTGTTGTGGTCCTTGGGCCGTGGCTCGCGGGGAGATGCGCTTGACT